CCATATTTGTATGTGTAGTATCCTGCGTCTGCATTAAGGAAGTTCATACCTTCTATTCCACGATCAAATCCTTTAGGAATACGATCGTTCGGAACAAACTCTCCTTGCCTCTGTTTAGCAATATATGTGCTAAAGAAAGAACTAATCGCTGGTAGATACACAGCATAGTCCTTTTGTAATGGTGTTAAGTTGACTGGTTTCATAATATTATTTAGGCCGCCTGTGCTGGAATGATATATTTGTATGAAGCAAGTCCGCTGTCTAATTCAATTTGAATAGCACCTTCATTACTCAAGCTCATCTTAGTGTTGTTAACATCTGCAATTTTTAAGATTGCAAGTACACTTGCTACAGGCCATGTCCAGCCTCTGTCCAATGTTCCTTCAACATCTTGTGCAAATACAAACTCACCACCATGTGATGATGCATCACCAAAGATAAACTTTAAGTTAGTACCGTCAGTCTTTGCTAAGAATGTAGGATGTTCGCTGTTAGCGCCTGCTTGGAAATTAAAACGCTGTACTGCTGGAAGTGAAGGACTTACTTCTACGTCCCAGTTAACACCTCTAAACTTAACAGTTTTCATCTTTTCGTTGATGTGTTCTGTAAGCATAAACTGATAAGTGTTTTTAAAGTCTGCGTCTTTGTTTACAAATTCTAATCCTGTAGGAATAGTTGCACCATTGCGTTCACCTGACTTTACAGTAATTACAGCATCTTTTTGATACTCACTACCGTCAAGTAAATATTTTAGTTTTTGCAACTGCGGCATACCAAATACGCCAATCATATCCGGATAAGGATTATGTGTAGTTGCTTCCATTATAACTGATCTGTCATCAGCCATTGAAAACATAGTAGTTGAACCTTCTTCGCCTGTAATCTTTACAGTTGTAAGAAAGCCCAAGTTTTGTGTATGTTCCACAATATCTTTTAGAATGTCTTTCATTATAGAGTTCTCCGTTTGTTAATATACATTATATTTAGGTTTTTGTTTAATTGCAAGAATTTTTTTAACCAATTTAATCAAAATCAAACAATTTGTTAAAGTTGTTATCACTTCTTGTAGAGCTGATATCCCACTCTAACACACCAATAAGGTTACCTAGCTTTTCATCAATTACTGAATTTTCCATTTCAGCATCGTTGAAAGGCAGTTTTTTAAACCATTCTGGCAAACGTAATTCATCTACAGGATACGCAACACTAGTGAATCCCATAGGGTTATCTTTAACTTTACAAACAATTACTTTCGCACCATCTGTAATAGTTATGGAATATTTGTCATCTTCCATACGCTTTAAGGTATTCCAATTAATACTTGCACGAACATGTCCAGGCATATTTGCTTTACCTTGTTTCTTTTCTTTGTTGCCGTACTCAGTAATCTTGTTTGCACGTTTCGGACTACCTTTCTCCCAACCAGGTCTTGTTTTAAATTCAGTTCTAAATTCTGTAATGTAATCTAGTACGTCTTGTTGTTCTTTACCTGCTAGTACCATTTCTAATACATTACTCAAAAAGTCTTGAATAACAACAGGAGTATCAGAACGTTTCAAGTCTAAACCCATTGCTTTGATCTTACCTGGCTTTCCTTCAGTATCTACACGCTTACCTTCTACGTCATAGTACAGAACTGCATATCTTTTCTTTGTAATAAACAGACCTTTACTTGCAACAATCTCTCTTGCTGCCGCAATAACATCTGATCTGCTTTTAGGACAATGGAAAGTTTCAGCCATAAACTTAGGAAACGTAGTATTTGCTTCATCGCAGATTTGATCATACAATGCCATAACACTATCTTTATCCCAAGGAATGTTTCCTTTATCAATCTCTTCTTTTAACGTACTGTATGCACTAAAGTAAGATGAATCAGTATCACCATACACAATTGACTTACCTGTATGGTTGTACTCGCCTGTAATAATCTCATTAACCTTTGCACTCATATGCTTAACAATCTGTCTACCTGTAAGTGTAGTTGACTGTCCAATACGGTTATCAAAGAATCTACAACCTGGATTAAGAATAGCACCATACAAACTGTTAAGTAGAATCTTTTTAACAAGTTGTCTTTTTGCCCAGTACTCTTCTTCGATAGGATTCTTTGCTTTGATTGCATCACGCATCTTTGCCTGCATTTCTTTACGTTCTTTATACCAACGTTTTAGCAGTCCAGGAATAACACCTTCTTTTTCATATGTAAAGATGGTACCATTAGCACTTAGCATCCAAGGCTGATTGCTTTCAAAGATTAAATCATATACTTGTGCCGCACTAATTGTATCGCTTTTGTCGCTGTCTTCCCAGTCGATAGTAATCTGCCTACCTACTTCACGTTCCATAACAGAGTCAAACTCAACAGAACCAAATTGTCCTTCCCAAGCATTTGCAAAACTTTTACCTTTTGCCATTTCGCCTTCAATACGTGCTTTTGTTCCGTCTTGTCTTAGTTGTCCTACAATTGTTTCAGGACCCATATTCAAAGCTCTAATAACAGATGGATACAGTGAATTCAAGTCAACACTACCAATCCATTCATGAATACCTTTCTTAGGATATGCAACATAAGCACCTGCCGCAGGCTCACTACCTGGTTCACGTCTTACTCTGTTAGGAACAATAAACCCACGTCTGTGTGCTTCGTTAATAATACCTTGTTCTGTAACAGCAACGGCACCCATAGTAGTTTGAATAAGAACTGTATTCTCATGTGCAACAGTATTAGCAAGATCAATAAATTTAAGTTTCTTATCTAGTTTGTCAAGTAGTGCAGTATCTTGAATGTTATATTCAATAAATGTTCTAAAGTCGTTGTTGTAAAGTGAATCAAGAGAACCTTCATAAACTGTTTTTGTTTCGCCAACTTCTAGTTCGCCAATAGCATCAAGTCGATATGTATGACGTTCTTCGTAGTTATATTTTCTATAAAGTTCTAGTGAGTCAACATGCACTCTACCAATTAAATCATATGTAACAGATGTTTTACCAAACTTTTCATACTCACGTTTTTTAGGATACTGATTCCAAAGACATAATCTTTTTGTATCTTCTTTGCTTAACGTTTTTGTAATTCTATTAACTGTGTACGGAATATCAAATCCTTCGCTGTTCCAGCCACTTAGTACATCAGCATCTTGTATAAGATCTAAAAATGCATCTAGCATTTCGCTTTCTTTTTCAAACAGCACAACATTGTCAATGCCTTCAATAGTTTTCTTTGCTTCTTCCATTGAAAGTGTCTTAGGCGGAATAGCAAGACATACCATTGTTTCCATCCACTGCATGTATACAGCAATTGAAGTAATAGGCATAAAAGCATCTTCAGGAGATGCATAACCTCGCTCAGGATCAAAGTCAACCTCAATATCAAAAAACGCAACGTTTAGTTTAGGTGCGTCTTGATTGAGATAGTTGTCCTCAAGCATTCTATAAATTGGATTGATGTCGCTCTCATAAAGTTTTTTGTTGCTGTGAATAGCAAGTTCTTTACGAAGTTCTTTGATGTTTTTACAAGTTACCCTTGATAATGGTTTGCCATAGATGGATTTATATTTTCCTCTAGGATCCTCGTAATAAAAAATATGTCTGGGATTGTATTCTCGATAATGACGTTTGCCTTTATCGTCACGTTCAACAACGTTGATGGTGTCTTGCCCTCTATCATAGAAAGCGTCTACGTAACTCATGTTTTCTCCTGTATGTCACTTCTGGCTGACAAGTACCTAATAAGCAGTTTGTGGCCTGCGATTACCTTCTTCATTAATACTTATCTTTCTACTTACAGTGTGTATAGTAAACCGGCTACACCAACTAATGCTAATGTAAGGTTAGTTACAATTAGTGCAGGTTCGTTCCACATACAACTTACGATTAACCAAATGAAACTACCAAGTACTAATACAACAGGCCCTGCAGGATAAAATCCTAAAGCATTAATGCCTGTGCCAAGTATTAGAATAACCGTGGCAGTCCATTTTAAAAATATATCTGATTTTAATATCATACATGTATTATACGATATTTTTAGGTTAATGTCAAGTACTAAATTATATTAAGTGCAACAAGAAAGCCAAAAACGTTTATACATGCAAAGTACCCTGTTAGTAGCATAACCCAAGCAGCACCACGTCTTACTGATGCGTAGCACTGTGTTACACTACCTACAAAGAAAAATGGATATATAATAACCATATTTGGATCTTGTGCATTAAAAGCAAGTGTTAGACTTGCTATTACTGTAAAGATAAAACTAACTAGCTCAAAACCAAATGCTGTGGTGTCAGACTTATAACTGTCTATCCAAAAGTGTTTTATCTTTTCCAATTATTCACTCTCGGTATTACCGGACGGTAAATTATTTGTGATTCCAAGAATGCCTTCGATGTCTTCCCACTCTTCTAAGTGTTTAGCCCAATCGTCTTTGTGAGCAATTTTAATTGCTTTATTAATTACTGATGGTTTGATCTGTAGTTCTTCTGCTACTGCTTTTACAGTATCCTTAAGACCTTCATTAAGATCCTCTACTTCACGTAGAACATTTGAACCTTCTTTGATCAATCTCTCTAGTTTAGCCTTTTCTTCTGGCCCGTACATTTTTGACATAAATTATTCTCCTGGTTGAAGTACTATTATATAGTCATAAAAAAAGCCAGTCAAGTTAATAACTGGCTTTAGTTTAATTTTGGTTAATTCTTTTTACTTATTTTGCATTACAATCACAATGCTTACAAGTCGGTTTGCAATTACAGTCTGCTGCTTTTACATCTGCACCGCAACACTCATCTGAGCAATAGCCTGCTTTTGCTTCACTTAGTCCTTTTTTTTTGACTCAGTAAGTCCGTCTTCGTCCATAACGTCATACATTTCAAAACGTCCACCGTTACGCTCGTAAATCAATCCTGCAAAAATTTCTGCTTTGTTTGACTCTTCAACTTTTGAAGTAGCAACTCTTTGAGCCCAGTTCCAAAGTGTTTCGTCAACTGGATCAATTTGCTGTTGTCCACCGCTTTCTTTTACAAGTTTTAGCATTTCAACAAATGACATGTTTGAAGGATCTTTAATAACTTCAACTGACTCGTTAACTGATTCTTTCATGTCTTTTTTGCAATCGTCGATCATGTCTTTTAATTTCTTTTGATCACAGTCTGGATGCATTTTGCAAATTTCTGCTTTAGACTTACCGTCTTTACACATTTTCTTTATGTGTGCTTTGGATGGCATCTTGCCGTCTTTTGCTTCGTTAACTGACTCGTTAGTTTTCTTTGCTTTAACTTCAGACATACATGCTTCGCACATCTCTTTTAATTTCTTTTGATCACAGTTTGGATACTTCTTGCAAATTTCATTTACTTTCATACCTTTGCTGCACATCATTAAAATGTCTTTCTTCTTAGGCATTTTTTCTGCTGTAATTACGTCTGCTGCTTCTTCAACTGACTCTTTCTTTTTGCCGAAGAATTTCTTTTGCTTATCTGACATTTCTTTTTTGCCTGACTTCTTGCCGCCTTTAGCATCTTTAGCAGCTTTCTTCATTGGCTCTTTCTTGTTACCGTCTTTGTCTAAGTCTAAAAAGTCTGGCTTACCTGCTTCAGCAACCATGTCATCGAACTTAGCTCTAAATGACTCTTCTTTCTTTTTAGATGATTGGAACTCTTTAGATACTTTAACGTACTCATCGCCTTTCAAACCTTCAACATCTTTGTTGTGAGTTTTCTTAAGCCATGCTGCAAATTCTGTATCTTTGTCTTTTTCGGATAGCTCTTCGTTTACAGTTTTTGCAACTTCGTCATCTGATTCTTTTACTTCTTTGGACTTAGAATCTTTTTCAACTTTAGCATCTTCTTTGGCTTTTTTCTTTTTAGGTTTAGCAGCACCGTGTTCTTCTAGTGTAACAATTTCCATGTCTGCTGCTGGAACTTTCTTTTCTACACCGTGTTTAAATTGTACATCGTACCACTCAACATTACCGTAGTCATCTGGAATAGCATGACTTTCGTAAACTGGTTTACCTTTACCATATAATGGATGGTTAACAGTTGTTGCACAATCGTGGTCTTTTGAATGGCAAAGTTCTCTAACTTCGTCATCTGTATAACCTTCAAATACAACTGCTTGTGGTTTATAATCAACGTTAGCGGCTCTTGCTATACTTTCTAGCGTACCGTCAAATGTGTTTTCGTTTTTTGCTTCCTCTCTTGGAAGTTTGTTTAATAAATTTCTAAAGTCCATGATGCTATCCTTTTAAGAGCTCCCACTCTGTTGTTAGTTTATCTCGAATACTTTCGCAAGTCCCAGCTTCGTATTCTCGTTCTCCTTTATTCATAGCATTATCTGCCTGAATCTCATACTCCATTCTTTCACGAACAGAATCTAAGTAATCGTTAGATAGAGTAATATAACTGCTAATCCAACCTTGTAATTCGTCGCCTGGCTCAATCATTTTATATAGCGCAATGGCGTTCTTAGCAACGTTTGCTAATTCTGCTTTTGCCATTGTGGCTTCATGATCGGGCTTCTTTTCCATACTAATATTTATCTTTTGAGCGCAGCGCCGCCACCAAAAATGTTTCCTTTCATGTCTAGTGCATTTACTGCTGTGCCGTCTTTTTTCTTCTTCTGCACAGTTTTAGGCGGTTTAGGCGCACTTGTACCGCTTTTTCCTGGAGAACCTGTATAACTTTTATTACCAATTGAGCCTTTTCCTATAGCAAGTTGTGGACTTACAACTGTTGCTATATTGCCAGAAGCTGTAGCACCTGCTGTAGCAGATTCCATTCTCTTTTTATTTTGCTCAATGGCATTGAATAATTCATTAAGTTTCATATTACTATTTACCCTTTTTACGACCTGATTTCATATTAGCACACCAGTGATACATTCTACCTTTTTCACCACCTGCATTCTTTGCTTTTTTACGTAGGCTTGTAACTGATCCGTTACAACTAGCACCAGACTTCTTTACTCGTCCTGGTCTGCTTTTGCCTTTCTTTTTACCGTCAGCAAAGTTTTCAACTATTGCATTTACAGTTAAAAACAATTTAGCAACGTTTACATTAGTTTCACCTAGCATTTGTAATGCAGCATATCTATGATGTCCGTTGATAATTTTGTTATTGCAATCTACAATAATAGGAGCATATGAACCTTCTGAAATTTTATCTATTTGCTTTTTAAAATTTTCAAGAACAAATTCATTTTGTACTGGAATAATGTCACCGATCTCTACTGTCTCTACAGTATGTCTAATATGTTCTAGGTGCTTATTTTTAATTTGGGGTAAATCTTCTCTTTCGTAATTTTCTTCTTTTGTTGCTTCAATTTTTGCAACTTCAAGTCCAAGATTGTTAAACAAGTTTTTTAAGCCTGAAACACTTTTTAGTGCCTGTAGCATTAGTTGCTGTTCGTCTTCTGCACGTCTATCATAAAACTGTATAAACTTTTTAGCATTTTCTGGAGTAATGTATACCATGCCGCCTGAACTTGCACCGCCTGTATCTTTATAACTTAACGGAAAAGGATTATTATCTTTTCTCATTGCTATGTTATTAATAACATCAATTTTAGGACGTTGCTGTTTTACAACAAGTTCTTGTACACTGTCTTCTTTAGTTTTTTTCTTTTTGTTTTTAGG